ATAATAAATAACATTACTGGCACCTGTTAAGGTAATTCCATAACCACCTGTTTGAGGATTGCCTACAAAAAACCTTACTTTAGATTCTGGATCTTGAAATTTATCTATATTCTTTTGCCTTGTTTTGGACTCAATTGCGCCATAATATTGAACGATCGAATCTTCGCCATATTCTTCTCCAATTGTTTTCACAATCTGTTCAATATCATAAACATAATTCGCCCAAATAATAACCTTACCTTCTATTTCTTCCAATAGATCTAAAAGTTCTCCCATTCTATTATTTTTAAATTCTTGAATAGTGCCATCATCTGCTTTGAAATGACCACAGGTGATTTGGTGAAGTCTCATTAATTGCGTAAGAACATGAGGCGCTGTTGCAATCTTACCATTGACTTGAGCGAGAGCCATAGATTTCATTGTATGATAAGCTTTCTTTTGTTCATCCGTTAATTCAATTTCTCTTTTCATGTATATTTTAGGGGGTAAATCAAGACAATCTTCTTTTAAAACTCGATAAGAAAAGGGCTTTAATATTTCAGCTAATTCATCTAAGCGTCTATAACTCGCCACAATTTGAACTCGTCTTCCCCCAAAATTTCTTTCAATCATATGGGCATACCTATTTCTAAAGGTATAGTAGGAAGTAAAACCTAATAAATGTTCATTTAAAAAAGCACATTGGCTATACAAATCGAGCGGTGATTTAGTCACAGGAGAACCTGTTAGTATTCTTCTATATTTAGCTTCTTTACTTAAAGCTAAAATAGCTTTGGTTCTTTTTGCAGTAGGATTTTTTATGGTTGTAGATTCATCAATAACCATTAAAATTTTATGACAGCGTAAAAATTTCCCTGCGAACTCAACACCTTTTTTAGTAGATAATGCTTCAACATTCATAAGAAGGATGTGAAGGTCATAGTCTATTTTAAATAATTGTTGATACTCTTTATCCTTTGTTTTAGATGTTAAAGCAGTCCATAGTACCGTCTTATGCTCAATATGACTAGGTAAATGATTTGGAATTTCTTGTGATAACCAGTTTCTATAGACACCCTTTGGTGCTATAATTAGCGCCGCATTTATCTGACCTTTATCATAAAGAAGGGCCATATTATCAATAAGCACTTTAGACTTACCCGTACCCATTTCCATAAAATAGCCATATTCATCTTTTTGCCATGATTTATCTAACGCGGTTAATTGATGCGCATAGGGCTTTGTCTTAAATTTATAATTCATATCTTTTTCTACTTTCTTTTCTTGACTTCTTATATAAGAGTTATTATATCTATGTCAAGAAGTAAGAAATGAAAAATAAAATATTTGAGTTATATAAACCTAATTCTCTTGAAACTTTTTTAAAGTTTCATAAGGGAAATCCAATGGAGCGTTTTGTATATGTAATTCAACAACCAGCGCCTAATATCAATATATTAAGTGCATCTGATTTTGGTTATCTTGTAATATGCTTACCCAATAGGGATCAAGCTATTCTATCTACTGCGCCTTATGTGCAAAAGATGAGAAAAAATTTACAGGACTTTCGCAAAGAAGATTATCTTCTTGCGGTGGGTGATCCAGTTATAATTGGAATATCAACTGCAATTGTGAATGATGTAACCAATGGACAATTTAATATGTTGAAATGGGACAAACGGGAATATCGATATTATCCGTTAGAGGTCGATGTATACCAGAAAGGAGAACGAAATGACGGATGAAGTAAAAAATATGATGCTAGAAGATTCAAAAGATCTTCTGGACAATGTGGATGTGACTAATCTCGCAGATGAATGTCAAAAGTTAAAAGACTTAGAAGACATGATTAAATCTGCAGACAAGCACTTACAAGATTTAAAGGCACAAGCTGATGAAATAGGATCCAAAGTGATTCCTGAAATATTAGCAGAGCAGGGTTTAACATCACTTAAACTTGCTGATGGATCAGCGGTGTCAGTTAAAAAAGAATTTAGGTGCACTCTTCCTAAAGATGAAGATCGAAAAGTAGCAGCCTATAAATGGCTTCGGGACAACAAGTTGGAGGATATTATTAAAAACAATGTCTTTGTAACTTTTGGTCGTGGAGAAGACGACAAGGCGAAGCAATTGCTGAACCTTGCGGTAGAAAATGGATTCGAACCACAACAGAAATCTGATGTGCCTTGGAATACATTGACTGCCCTATTTAAGGAGCGTGTCGAGTCCGGGCTCGACATGCCTTCTGATGTCTTTAGTACATGGATTAAAGACAAAACTAAAATAACTCGGAAATAATGGAGGATGAGTAATGGCTAATAATATAATGGCTAAAAAAGACGGATCGGTTGCTTTATTCGGCGACGATCTCTCCAAAGGTTTTGAAAATATGACGCAAGAGGATCTTGCGTTACCATTTGTCAGAATCTTAGGACAGCTTTCCCCGCAAGTAACGCAGGGAGACGCAAAGTTTATAGAAGGTGCCAGACCAGGCATGATCTATAATACTGTTACCAGCGATTTATTCGATGGTAAAAAAGGTATCAAGGTTATCCCTTGCTACTACAAAAAAGATTATCCAGAATGGAATGATAGAGGAGAAGGTCCAGGTGCGCCTGCGGCAGTCCATCTACCAGGAAGTCCGGTAATCAGAACAGGTAAGAGAGAGGGTTCTAAAATTAGATTACCTAATGGTAATTATTTAGAAGAAACTGCTTCTTACTATGTAATGGTTGAGACAACAACAGGAGCTTATACTCCTGCGTTGATTACAATGAAATCAACTCAACTAAATGTCAGTAAAAAATGGAATTCAATGATGAAGACCATACAAATAGCTGATGGAAAAGGTGGATTTGCAATTCCACCTATGCATGGGGTTGTTTACAATCTAACATCTACACTACAAAAGAACGACAAAGGTTCTTGGTTTGGATGGGTTGTAGCACAAGATAGAATCCTAGAACAAAAAGATAAATCTTTGTACTTAAGTGCAAAAGATTTTAAAGGAAATGTTTCTAAGGGCAACGTGCAAACAAAAGCAGATGTAGAAGAAAAATCTAGTACGCCAACACCGTATTAAATTTACAAGGGGCCCGAAAGGGCCCTTTACTTTTAGAAGGAAGAAATATATATGAAGAAATTCAAAGAAATTTTTAGTGGATTAACTATAGCATATGGACAGTATCAAAAAGGCGACCGTGGATCTAACGGTAAACTTAAAGGAAAAGCTTTTATTGTTAGAAAAAATGTTACAGATCAGTTATGGCAAGATCACCTTGACGGTAAACCGCCTGCGTTGGGAATTATCCCTATTACAGAAGATAATAATTGTAAGTGGGGGTGTATTGATATTGATGTTTATAATCTTAAACATCTGGATCTTGTTCAAACTATTCGTAAACTAAATCTTCCTCTCATTGTGTGCCGATCTAAAAGCGGTGGGGCACATATCTTTTTATTTACCAAAGAATTTATTCCTGCATCATTGATGCAAAACACTTTAAAGAAAATTTCAAAAGTGTTAGGTTATGAGGGTTGTGAAATCTTCCCGAAACAAACCGAAATACTTGTGGAACGTGGGGACACAGGTAATTTTTTAAATCTACCCTACTTTAATGGAACGAAAGGACTACGCTATGCTATCAACGATAATGGCGCCGCTGGTACACTTGAGGAATTTTATCAGCTCTATGACAAGTTTTCTTTACGAAGCAATCAGGTGGAGAAAATTGAAATCGAAGAGAAAAAAATAAAAGAAGCATTCCCTCTAGGACCTCCTTGTCTAAATCAATTAGCCAAGGACGGTTTTGGAGAAGGCGCTAGAAACAATGCATTGTTTAATGTCGCCGTTTATTACAAACAATCCAAACCCGATTGTTGGGAGGATGAACTGGTTAAAGCAAACCAAATCCATATGACTCCTCCGCTCAACAATAATGAAGTTCAACAATTAATTAAATCCGTCAGCCGAAAAGGATACGACAAATATCGATGTAAAGATGCGCCGATCAATGACGTCTGTCAATCAAGATTGTGCCGAACAAAACGATTCGGTGTTGGCTATGGAGAAGAAGAAATGCCGATGCTGGGCAACCTCACTAAGTACACGTCTAGTCCACCTCAATGGTTTTTAGATGTAAGTGAAGCGCGGATCGAATTAAAAACAGAACAATTATACAGTTCACCTTTATTTGCTTTAGCATGTTTGGATCAAGCTAATTTAGTCATACCGGTACCTAAACCAAAAGACTGGAAAGAATTATTTTTAAAACCTTTAATGCAAAATTTACAAGAAATTGAACCTTTAGAATCTTTAGATCCAATTAATGAACTAACTTCTTTATTACAAGATTGGACAACCAATAGACAAAACGCTCGAACATTGGATGATATTTTTAATAAACTTCCCTACACAGATGACAAAAGAGAATTTACTTATTTTAGAATGGAAGATTTTTATAATTTCTGCAAACGGAATCACTGGGAAATTGATAAAATTAAAACAGGAAACTTATTAAAAAGGTTAGAAGATATTTTTGTAGAAGAAGAAAGAATCAGAGTAAAAAACCAACAACCAAGGCTAATTAAAATTAAAGCAATGAAAAAAATTGATGCGAGTGTTTCTAAAGTTAAATATCAAGAAGATGATTTTTAATGAAAACAATAATATTAGGACCACCGGGCACAGGAAAAACTACTACCTTATTAAAATTAGTTGATGAATTTATTAAACAAGGAATCCGACCTAAACAAATTGGATATTTTTCTTTTACTAAAAGAGCAGCTAACGAAGCTGCTACTAGGGCAGCCGATAAATTTGGTTTAGATATAGAAAACGATTTAGAAAATTTTAGAACTCTTCATTCTTTTGCGTTTAGAAAATTAGGAATCACTAAAGAAAAAATGATGGGACCTGATGACTATAGAGAGTTTGGAACAAAATGTGGCATTCCTATTAAGACAACTTCCTTTTCCAACGATGATGGAACTTTTAATTCGGACAATGAATATCTCACAATTATTAATACAGCACGAGTTAAACGTATGGATTTATTAGATTATTATGATTCCCGCCAAAATATATTAGACATAGAAAGAAACACTTTATATCTTCTATCGGAAGAATTAAAAAAATTTAAAAAAGAAAAAGGATTAAAAGATTTTACTGATCTATTAGAAGAATTTATTCTTAAAGAAATTCACCCTACTTTTGAAGTTTTATTTATAGACGAAGCCCAAGATTTATCACTCCTTCAATGGGATATGGTTCGTTGTATTTGGGCCAATGTAAAAAAAACCTACATTGCTGGTGATGATGATCAAGCTATTTTTAAATGGGCCGGCGCAGATGTGGATCACTTTATCGCTCTTAAAGAAGAAGTAGATGATATTAAAACTTTAGATCAATCTTATAGAATACCAGGAGGACCCATTCATGAACTCTCACAAAAAATAATTAATAAAGTTAAAAATAGATTTGATAAAACTTATAAGCCTAGAGATGAAATAGGTATTTTAAAAAGATATTCAGATATAACTCAAGTCGACATGTCTAAAGGAAATTGGTTAATTCTATCTTCCGCAAATCATTTTTTAGAAGGCGCTAAAGAATTATGTGAGATTCAAGGATGGTATTATCAATATCGCGGAAATAATTCTGTATCTTTAAGACTCTTATTGGCTTTAAATAATTGGGAAGCATGGCGAAAAGGAGCTAATCTAAATCATTTAGAAATAAGAAATATTTACGAATACCTTGGATCCAATGTATTACCTGGTTTTAAAAAAGGTAAAACTTTACATACCGAAGACAAGTACACATTAAAACAATGTCAAGAAAAACATGGATTAGCTATAGACAAAGTTTGGTATGACGCATTTGAAGGACTTGACACACTCACAGAAAACTACATACGAAATATGAGAGCCAATGATGAAAAAATAAATAAGAATCCACGAATAATAATGTCAACCATACATGGTGCAAAAGGAGGAGAAGCGGATAAGGTTTTATTAATGCAGGATTTAACTAATGCGGCTTTAGAAACGTTTAGTCATGATCCTGACGAACTACATAGATTATTTTATACAGGAGCAACTAGAGCAAAAAAAGAATTGCATGTTTTAGATCCTAAAAATTTTGATAGGGCTTATATATTATGAGCAAAGTTTGGGACAAACAAATCGGAGGAGCACACTATCAAAAATTTAAAATCCAACCAAGTAAATTTGTAGTTGAGAATAGATTGCTTTTTCCTGAGGGATGCGCTATAAAATATATATGCCGTCATTCACATAAAGGAAAAAAAGAAGATTTGCTTAAAGCAATTCACTTTATTGAAATGATAATCGAAAGGGACTATCAGTGAGAACGATTCAACAACCTTTATTTACTCCGGAAACAGAGTGGGTAATGCCAGAAGAACTAAAAGATTTAACAGGTGCCAAAGAAATTGCAGTAGATTTAGAAACCAATGATCCAAATTTAAAAGAATTAGGATCTGGAAACGTAATTGGTAAAGGACATATTGCTGGGATTTCTTTAGCTATTGAAGGATGGTGTGGTTATTATCCAATCCATCACGAACAGGGTGGTAATATGGATAAAACTTTAGTTATTAATTGGCTAAAAGATTTATTTAAACAAGAATACACTACCTTTATTTTTCATAACGCTATGTATGATGTTTGTTGGTTAAAAGCTGCGGGCATAAATATTAAAGGTAAAATTGTAGACACTATGATTGCTGCAAGTTTAATTGATGAAAATAGATTGTCTTATCAATTAAATGTTTTATCAAAACATTATGTAGGCTTGGGCAAAGATGAAAAAGTTCTTTACAACGCTGCAAAAGAATACGGATTGGATCCTAAAAAAGATTTATGGAGATTGCCGGCAATGTTTGTCGGACAATATGCTGAGCGGGATGCAGAGGCCACTTTAAAACTTTG